TTTTTTAAACGCTATCCAGCATTTACCGTTATTATCCCGTTCAATACTTTCTATTATAGCACGCTTATTTTTGTAAATATCAAACATCATTCATCCTCCAATAATTCTAATTCTTTATCCCAATAATTTTTCCACCATATATTATCCAATAGATGCTATATTTTTTCTGTTGGTACTGCTTCATCTATTTTATTATTTGTCTATTCAGTATTTATCAACCATCTGTATGTATTCCCAATTCCCCAACTATACCCTAATGTAATAATAGGTTCAGTTGGTATAATATTTTTCAAAGTAAAAAAATAATAAATCCATGTTAAGTATAAAGAACCACTAAGCACCTATTTATATGGATCATACATATCTTCAAATGTAAATTCTGTTTTATAAAATCCATTAACAGTATCTAATGCAACTTTTGTCATTTGCATTAAACCCCGCTATATATATGATTCCTAATTTATATTCCACTAAGATTCAGTTGAAATCATACCAAATACATATTGAATAGTAGGAAAACTAACTCCCCAGATTTGTTTTTTTCGCTTTTGTATTTCACCCTAATCTAATATCTATTCTATCTAAATATTTTGTAAATCGGTCATAAAAATTAGGCACAGGAAACCACGGGGCTTGCCTCGTGGAGGAATGTGCCCCTCCTTTCAATTAAAGTTGTTGTTCTTGCAGTTAACCTCGTACAGTTTTTCTTTACATTTACTGACGGATTGATTACCTTACCTTCTAAATCAGATATGGTAAAAAATCCTGTACTTCTTTTGCCCTTGATAAAGCCAGTAACCTTCGGTGTTTGGATATAATCAAACTTTCTCAACCCAAACAGTTTGCCTGTTGGTATTCTTTTCTCGGAACGACTGCCTTTCGTTTGTTGATAATCACCGTTAGATACGTGTTTTTTGAAATAGATGTTATCGGATAACTCAACAATCTCACCTTCTTCACAACATATTGCTACAGCGTCAAAATGGTGAGACTTGGGTAATTGTAAGATTTGTTCTCTCTTGAACTTAGTCTCATATCCAAATGTTTCTTCAAAATCACCAAACCGTTTTCTTAATTGAGATTTTACAATACCAATCTCTGTAGCGTGTTTTGTTTTGCTTCTTGCACCCTTGATTTCAAACTCTCCGTTGTGAAGTTTCTCATGGCAATCTGAACAAAGAACAATCAAATTTTCTGGAGAATCTGTTCCTCCGTTACTTCTAAAAACAACATGATGAACGTGCAATTTACCTTTCCTGGTTTTGCATTTCTGGCATTGATATCCATCACGATGCAAAACATAGGCTTTTACATTATAGAATCCTTTTTGATTGCCTTTCTGGTAATCCCATCTTTTAACATCAGGATTGGATATCTTATGGATATCAAAACTTGCTATCTCAACTTTCCAGCGGGACACAGGTAATATAGATTCAACAAACTTCTTTTCCCTCAAATGGGAATTAACTTTTGATTTAATGCTTGGAGCAAGCCTACCTTCTTTTCGCATAGAAGCTCTGTTTTGCCAACGAGCTTTTCTGTATCTTGTTTTTCTGCTTCGTCTGATTCTACGATACATTCTTCTTTGTTCCATCTTCTTTGAAACATCCTGACGGATTTGAACTTCTGATTGATAAACTACTTTTCCGTTTACAGTAGCAGCACAACCAATCGTTTTGCTGCCTGTATCCATACCAGCAACGACTTCTTGTGTGTTTTCTTCACAATCCCATAATAGTTTGATTGTGAATGGGGTTCGTTTAATTACCTTTGCTTTACCTGCTTTTAGCAAATGTTTTGCTTTAGCAGGCTTGCAAGGCATTAACGGATTCCCATTTTTATTAATTACATACACACACATGGCTTTAGACCTCCTTGTGTATTAGGATTATGCGTATTTCCAAGCTCGGAGTACTTGGAAAATTCGGCTTCCTCTCGCTCGCTTATCCAAAGGTTTAACGCAATACACACTGTTCCTACCACACGGAATTGTTTAATGTATTGCCTTAGAGGGTGGAGCTGAGGCGGCACCCCAACGTAACTAATTTCTTTGGTAAGGTTTAACAACTTTTCCCTCCTGTTGTTGAGCTGGTAACCTTGTGGCTTTCCTTCAAAAGCCACGGGGATTGCCCCGTGGTAGGTTACAATTATACACCCTCTTAATGATGTGGGTCAATGGATTTTAATTTCGTATAGTATTTAGGATCTTCATCTAAATGATCCTTTGCTATAGATTTCTATATTTCTTCATCTTCAGAATGATTATCGTCTAATTCTACTTGTATTCCCATTTCTAATTCTTCTGGATTATAGTTTTCATCGGGTCTATCATCATCCATAGAAGGATTATCTATTATTACACTTTCGTCTAAATCTAACAATTTATTGAGGTCGTTCATATTATCACCTTCTATATTTATATTACTTAACTTAAAGAAAAAAGTATTATTTCAATTAAATTATTATATCAAAATAAAATAATTTATGTATTTCACGGAGGTAAAAAAATCTATGCCAAATTACGCATATATATGTGAAAATTGTGGTAACATAACATTAGAACTAATGACATTTGAAGAATATGATAAAAACAGAGACAACATTATTTGTAAAAAATGTGGTCATAAAATGATTAGATCATATAAACCAACAGCAGTAATATATAAAACAACAGGATTTTATGCTAATGATAGTTTAATAGATGATCCCTAGATGGATAAAATGATGGGGGTAAATTCTAAAGGCAAGTTAGATGGAGAAAATTCAGTATATTAATAGGAGATGATTAGATGAATTTAGAAATAGATGTATCATTAAGTTATAAAACAGAATCAGATAAAATTTAGCCATTATTAAATTTTATAAATAATGAAGAAACACTAAAATAGCTGTTAAAAAATGGAACAATAGCTTGTGAAGATTGTACATCATTAAGAATTCAAATTGGCGAAGAAGATATTTATATATATAATTATACAATCAAAATAGGTAAAACTATTATATAGGATCAAGAATTCTATATAACTAATAAAGAGAGTAATTTTGAAACTATTAAATATATACTATTAAAGTATATTAAAGATAATTTAATTCTGGTGGGGGGATAATAATGCCTAGATATAAAAATAACAGTAACACATATGATTTACCAATTTCTTATGTTTAGAATGATGGGTTGCTTTTAACTAAATATATAGAGAAAGAAGGCGGAACAGTCGATATAGAATACTATATACCCGAATCTTTAAGACATACATTAATTTCTATTGATGATATGGATGTATTGCCCGTACCATCGCCTGTAATTAATACAAAAGCAGAATCAATCACTGTATAGGAAACATTTATTGATTATACGCCCGATGATGAAACATTGACGGTAAATAGACAAGAAATGTTAATTCAAAATGATACATAGGATTTAGTATATGTATGGATAAACCATAGTTTTGATGAAACAGATCCAGTAGAAGTATAGTAGTAGATAGAAAAATAGATACCTGTATTGTCGGGAAATAGTATAACTGTAACAGTACCAAGTTATTCATTCTTAGTTAGACTTGAATAGTTAGATTTGGGAACTGTTTATGTAACGTCTACAATAATATTCTGATATTTGGATATTATATACTTGAAATATTTTTTATACAATTAATAGGTGATTACTTAGTAATCACCTTGTATATATTACAATTTATTTCACTGATACATGCAATAGTGTTTTACGTTCAGTGATTTTATCCGTATTGGTAACTTGTGATACTACACCTTGCTTTATCCCAATCATTCCTATGATTTCTTCATCTATTGTATCCTTACCTACAAAGAACCATGCTGTTACTGAATTTTGTTGCCCTATTCTATGACATCTATCTATTGCTTGTTCCAAATCTCCAGGAGTCCACGGAAATTCTAAGAACAATACATTTGAGGCTGCTGTTAGAGTAAGTCCTACTCCACCAGCTTTTATATTTAATACTATCAATTTTGTATCGGGGTTATTTTGAAAATCGTCTACAATTGCTTGTCTTTCTTTCAGTGATGTTTCACCAGTAATAGACTTACAATTGAATTTTTCTGAAATAATTTTAATTATATTTTTATGCGTTCCAAAAATTACCAACTTTTCACCAGATTCGATGAAATTTTCAATCCATTCAATTGATTCATCCATCTTACCCAGTGCTGCTTTCTGCTTTAGGGTTTCTATCCTGAATAAGTGTTCAGCTTGTTCAGAATTTGATTGTGCAATCCACTTTGCCCTTGAT